TCCAAATATGATTAGTTGGATTAGAGAGAAAACTAAATTCATACAATGGTTAGCAGGTAAAACATCTGATCTATATTCTGATAAGAAAGAAACTGTTAATAAGAATACTACAAACAATATTGTGGTTAGTTGGTTAGACAGTCCAGAACTAGAAGCTAAATATACTCAGTATGAAAAGGTTACTCAACCTGATCCAGTGGCTATTCCAGACCAGGTTGTTAAAGAGTAGTTACTGCATTACTTGGTTGAATTGCTGTTCAAACTGATCTTCAGCAATCTTAAAGTCTAATAGATCACGTTCATTTAATTCAGATTCAATGATCTGTTGATATATGATCTCGTTAATATTTTTAGATTTAATTGCTACATATATATCATACTCATCCATTAATTTATCATCTGAAAATGTTTTAAAGTATGCTCTTGCTTGTTCTATGCTATTGATCGTGTTCATTTTTATTCTTTCTATTGTTGTTTATTAAGCGCCTATTATAGACATGTATAAAAACATTACGCCTAGATTGATGGCTATTAATGCAAATATAAAAGCTATGCTTTCTTTTGTTTCTTTGTTCATTGTTATCCTTTCTGTTGATTCGTTTATAATAAACATTGTAACTAATTCGTCAACACATAAATCACAATCAGCGATTCTATGTTAAGGCATATAGGTTGAAGCATCGAGAAACGAGAATTAGAACAAAACAAGAACATCATACATAAGGGAGATTTTAGGGGTAGTGATGAAAAAAAATTTCACTGTAGGGGGTCTGGCGTGTGGCTTTGGTGGCGTAAAATGGTTAGAAGCATTGGTATTAAACAATTCTAGACGATTTTTATTACGCCATCGGAAAATAACCTTTGGCGTTAGCGGTTTATTCAATGGCTTGTATCAACAAAACGCCACAGCGTTCTAGAATCGTTGGTATTGGCTGTTGATCAACACTCTGCATTTGTGGCTAAATTTTTATAAACAATATCCATTAGGGGGGTAAATATTTCCCTTATATAAAACAATAGTTACTTTGAATTAACTTTAATGTACGAAAGTAAAGATGAGTAAATACAAAGCTATTATTAAATATAAATTAGGATTTAACGTAACTTTAATTAACATTAGAACATAACAAGAACATAGATAAAGCAGTCAGACAAAGCCATCAAATACTTAATGAACATTTACTCGTTTATACAACTTCCAGAAACTTACATTTTTAAAAGTTAAATAAATAAATAATATCAATGCTTATTTAAAACAAATACACAGAAATGTAACTTTTTAAAATTAGTGTAACCGCTAGAAACATTGCTATATATAGATAATACATACATTCTTACAAATCTACAGATATTTCTAAACTTTTAAGCGATTATAGAGTTAAAAATAATAGAATAGCTCTATATAGGTAAACTGTTTATACATATTATAAATAGGCAACATGTACTGCATAAACTATTGTATAGCGTTCTAATGCGTTCTAATGCGGTTTAAACATGCGATTTCAGCTCACATCACGTTGCTTTGATAATGTGTGTATTGTAGCGGATATATCACACTGTTGCATAAATACAACAATCAACGATTCTCGTTTCTATCTTCTCATTGCACTTAGCTAGAATCAAGCGACTAGTGAATTAGTTCCGATAACATTTAATTATCGGAAATATATTAATGGTTGTATATGAGTTGCTACAGACTAGCGACTATCGGCTAGTGAATAAATGTTGTTGCATAAACAACACATTTTAAAAATTAATACCCCCTTATACCCCCAAAACTGGTCGCATTGACAGAAGTCGAGTATAATGGGAGCTAAAGATATCTTTAGACACACAACTTGATTTTGCCGCCACAACATGAGCTATCCCCATAAACAACCCACACCTTTTTATTGCCAAGCCAACCTTTTGATATATTAGTTTTTAAATGTTTGAGAATGATTATGATGATGATTTCTATAGCGGCAGTGTTAAAGCTACAGTCTTCATAGAGAAAGATAATAACTTAACAGTTAAGTTCACTGGCTTTGACAGCAAAGAGCATTCAGCTATATTTGCTTCTTGGCTAATGATGTTATTGAATATTGAAAACGCAATCATAAATGATTCTCAATCTAAAAAAATTCATTAATGACTAAGATAACTGAAACAGTAATAGTTAATGGAAGCGAACAATACAAAGTTCCTTACTTCCCAAGAGAAAAGCAAATTGAATTACATTTTAATATTAGAAAGTTTAGATGGTCAGTATTAGTCTGCCATAGAAGATTTGGTAAGACTGTTTGTATGATTAATCATTTACTTATGTCAGCTTTAAAATCTACAAATAAGAATCCAAGATACGCCTATATAGCACCCACTTTTAAACAAGCTAAGTCTATTGCTTGGGATTATATGAAACAATACACAGCATTAATACCAGGAGTTAAATTCAATGAAACAGAACTACGTTGCGATCTACCAAATGGATCAAGAATAACATTGTTAGGTTCAGAAAATTCAGATGGATTAAGAGGTATATATTTAGATGGTTGCGTAATAGATGAATATGCAAATGTACAAGGTAAACTATTTACTGAAATCATAAGACCAGCATTATCAGATAGAAAAGGATGGTGCGTATTCATTGGCACACCACAAGGAACGAATAATAACTTTTACGAGCTATTTCAACATGCTCAAGGTGATAAAGAATGGTTTCATTATAAAGCTAAAGCATCAGAAACTAAAATTGTAGATCAAACAGAATTGGATGCGGCAAAGAAAGTAATGGGAGAAAAGAAATATCAACAAGAGTTTGAATGTGATTGGATAGCTAATATTGAAGGTGCGGTATATGGAGATGTAATTGCAAAAATGGAAGATAAACGTCAGCTAAATAGAGTTCCATTTAACCCAGCATTGCCAGTTTCAACAGCATGGGATTTAGGAGTTTCAGATCATTCATCTATAATATTTTTTCAACAGAATGGTTCTGCAATAAACATAATAGATTACTACGAAGAAAAAGGAGTTGGATTACCTCATTACGTTCAAGTAGTACAAAGCAAAGATTATATTTATAAAGATCATTTTGCACCTCATGATATTGAAGTTACAGAATTTAGTAATGGCAAAACGAGAAGAGAAGTTGCCTATGCTCTTGGCATAAGATTTAAAGTTGTTCCTAAAATACCATTAGAAGATGGCATACATGCAACGACAATGTTATTACCAAGATGTTATATTGATACAGACAGTTGCAAAAAACTAATAGATGCGTTAAGACACTACCATAGAAAGTATATAGATAAAAATAGGATGTTTAGATCCAAACCAGTACACGACTGGAGTTCTCATGCTTGTGATGCAATGAGATATCTAGCTGTAGGTTTACAAGAAATAAACACTAGACAATCTGCTCCACAAAATGTAGCAGATAATAATTATAGGATTTTATAATATGGGATTTTTAATGCCAAAGATGCCAAGTTTGCCACCAGTGCAACCTTTGCCACCTGCACCATCTTCAACACTTACAGCAGAAGAAGAAGCAAAAATAAAAGCTGAGCAAGATGCAATTCAAAGAAGAAGAATTGGAAGACAAGCAACAATATTAACACCAGAACTTTTAAACAACTCAGATACAAATAATCCGACTGTTGAAAAGAAAACTTTATTAGGAGCATAATTATGGGTGGAAGCATTTTTAATTTACCAAAAGCAATTGCTACTGGAGTAGTATCAGCAGTAGGTGGAAGTGGATCATCACCATCATCGCCATCTTCTCCTGCACCAACTGCACCAGTTGTTTCTCAATCATCTGCTACAGATGCTTCTGCACAAAATTCAGTTAGACGTGGAAAGTCTCCAGCAATATTAACATCACCTTATGGAGTTGATCCTAATGCAACATTAGGAAAACCTACTTTGCTAGGATCATAAAATGGCAAATAAAGATTTAGCAATAGAATTATTTAAACAGTTTGGAAAATTAAAAGCACAACGTGCTAATTGGGAATCGCATTGGCAAGAAGTTGCTGATTACATGATGCCAAGAAAAGCAGACGTAACTAAAAAAAGATCTACAGGAGATAAAAGAACAGAAAGAATATTTGATTCATCTCCATTACATGCAGTTGAATTATTATCAGCATCACTTCATGGTATGTTGACTAATCCATCTACACCATGGTTTTCATTGAAATTTAAAAATAATGATTCAGAACAAGATCAAGATGCTACAAATGAATGGTTACAAGATACAACAGAAAGAATGTATGAAGCATTTAACAGATCTAATTTTCAACAAGAAATTTTTGAACTGTATCACGATCTAATTACATTCGGTACAGCAGCAATGTTCATAGAAGAAGATGCTGATGAAACAGTTAGATTCTCTACAAGACATATTGGAGAAATATATGTTGCTGAAAATAACAAAGGAAGAATTGATACAGTATTTAGAAAATTTAAATTAAGCGCAAGATCAGCAGTTAGTCAATTTGGAGAAAAAAATGTTTCTACAAATTTATTAACACTATTAAAAAAAGATCCATTTCAAGATGTTGAAATATTGCATGTTGTATATCCAAGAGATTCTTTTGATCCTAAAAAGAAAGATTCAAAAAATATGCCATTTGCATCTGTGTATATTGAATTAGATCAAAAAAATATAATTTCAGAATCTGGCTTCAATGAATTTCCTTATGTTGTGCCACGTTATTTAAAAGCATCATTTGAAATTTATGGAAGATCACCTGCAATGACTGCATTGCCAGATGTTAAAATGTTAAATGAAATGTGTAAGACAACTATTAAAGCTGCACAGAAACAAGTTGATCCACCATTATTAGTTCCTGATGATGGATTTATATTACCAGTAAGAACAGTACCAGGTGGATTAAATTTTTATAGATCTGGAACTAGAGATAGAATTGAACCTTTAAACATTGGTGCGAATAATCCACTAGGTTTAAATATGGAAGAGCAAAGAAGAAATGCAATTAGAGATACGTTTTATGTAAATCAATTAATGATGCAAGATGGTCCAGCTATGACTGCAACAGAAGTTGTGCAACGTAATGAAGAGAAAATGAGATTGCTTGGTCCAGTGCTTGGAAGATTACAATCTGAATTACTTAGACCATTAATAGATAGAGTATTTGCTATTATGATTAGAAAAAATTTATTTTTACCAGTTCCACAAGTTTTAAGTGGTAAGACTATTCAAATTGAATATGTGTCTCCACTTGCTAAAGCTCAAAAGACAACTGAATTACAATCTATTATGAGAGCTATAGAAATATTTGGAACATTATCTAAAATTGCTCCAGTATTTGATCATGTTAATATTGATGAACTTGTTAATTACTTAGCTGAGATTGTTGGAGTTCCTGCTAAAGTATTAAACTCTGCTTCAGAAATAAATGCAATAAGACAAAAGAAACAACAAGAAGCACAACAAGCACAACAAATGATGCAATTACAACAAATAGCTCAAGCTGGTGGACAGATTGCTCCACTTGCAAAAGCATTACCAGGAGAAGCACAAGCGTTAGTAAATCCGCAACAACAATAAAAAATAGAAAGGGATAGACATGGAAGACAATCAATACAAACAATTAAAAGAAATTTATCGATTAACATTTGAATCAGACACTGGCAAAGTTGTTATGTCTGATCTTGAAAAGAGATGCCACTACAACTCGACTACTAACGTAAGAGGAGATAGTCATGAGAGTGCATACTTAGAGGGACAACGCAGCATTCTTCTATTTATTAAAAACATGCTGCTTAATGATAAACTAAAAGGAAAATAATGTCAGAACAAATACAGACAACTGGGGGAACTCAGCCTGTTGCAACTGAGACAAA